GTGAGAATAATCCCACCACACATCTGGAAAGTACCGAGACAGATCAACTTTGCTTTAAAGATTTCTTTAAAAAGAAATCATTTGAAGACCTCTTTTTTACAAGAGGTCACTTTTTAGCAGAAGTTGAGTTAGATTCCGTACTCAAATCTTTGATTCATCTTGATGAATCGTTAGAGACTGTGTGTCTCGCGAATGGCTATACGATCTTAGTTGATCGTGGCGCTGTTCGTAGAAAGGTTATGAGTGCGGGTAAGAGTGTAAAAGTTCGTTATAACACAATGAAGTCGAGAAAGGGTTTTAATCCTTTCGCATTCATGGTGGAGAACAATTTACCTCTTGATAAGATCTGTGGAGTATTCCCAATGGTTTTTCGAGACCATACAAGAGTAATCCACGCGTTACGCATGGCGTGGGCATTTTATTTAACTTTGCGTATGAAAAATTTGGTTGCTAATTTTGCGTTCGAACAATTGGGTCGCGGTGGTAAACTGCGAACTAAATGTAAGAACCATTTAACGGCCATTTTCATACACATTTATTCTCAACTACGACATCTAAAAATCGTAGAAGAGAAAGCTATAATTAAATGCCTTAAGAATTCGTTATGTTATCATGTAAGTGAAAGCTTGGATCAAGAAGAGTTACCTGAGGGGAGTCATTTTAATATGGTTCCCTATAGGTTTCGTGGAATGTTCAGTAAATTGACAGAAGAGAAAAGAATTAATTTCTTTTTTTCTCTTCTTCAATCAAAGAGCCTCTGTAAAGAGGTTCCTGAATCATTCGTTCTTGATACCCTGATTGAACACCGCGAAAAACTTACTTCACCCTCAAAACCTATTAACTCCGTCGATTTGGAGTTTCTTAGGGAAAGAGGACGTAAGTTTGGTCGGATTGTAAGTAAGTACTACAAACCGAATCGCGGACACTACCCAACAAACAAGGCAACTTTTGCTTTTCCTCGAAATAAAGGAGGAGTAAAAGGAGATCTTGTTAATGATGGTAGTTTAAAAAACCATACCTTTGGTAACCCGTCCTTTGATAGGGCGGAACCTTTGGTGATTGGTCTTTTTGGTCAACCAGGTCAAGGAAAGAGTTCCCAATTACCGTATCTATTAGGTAAATTGGCATCTCTTTTCCCAGGCATTCGTCGAAATGACTTAACATATTCGAGATCTTGTAACACAGAACATTGGGATGGATATCTAAACCAACCCATTACTGTTCTGGATGATTTGGGTCAAAGCTTGGAGGGTGCGGATATTAAGGAATTCCAAAATTTGGTTTCCTGTAATCCGTACGTTCTCCCTATGGCTGACCTTTCAGAGAAGGGAACAATGTTCACTTCTCCTATCATTATTGTTACGAGTAATCTCCAATATGGACATACATTAAGACCTTTATACAAGGATTCGGCTGGAATTTTAGATGACGCCTCTTTTTGGAGACGTTTTCATATTCCTCTTTATGTTGAAGATCAGAAGATCTTTAAACTTAAAGAAAAGCCATCCTGGGTACGAACAGAGAATTTAATCTGTCGTCCTGGTTGTATGAAGGACATTAGTAGGTGTCGTCAGTTCGATTTCTCTCGAGTATATTACCAAAGAAAGACACAATTTTCGCAATCTGTGTCGGAAAGTGGTAAAATACTCCAAGATATTTGGGAACAAGTAGATTCAGATTTTCTGAATCAACTGGTTCCTATCTATAAGGAACGAGAGAAATTTCATGATAACATTCGTCGAACTTGGACTCAAGTAATTCACTCTTCTGTGGAAACTATCGATACCTTGATCTCTAAAGAGTTTTTGGAACAACAAATTGTTCCTCATCTCCCAAAGAGTCTTGGTTTTGATATGTGTCCTCAAATGAGTGCAAATACTTATGCCTTAGAATTTGATGCTTTTCCACCAGTGGATATTCTACCTGTTCGAGTTGAACCTGTTTTGGAACCACTCAAGGTAAGAACTATCACTGCTGGAAAAGGTGCAACATTTTGTTTAAAACCTTTTGCTCATGCCATGTGGCAGAGCTTAGGGGTTGAAAAACAATTTTGTTTGACCCACGGTACAAATAAACTCGAACCAGCCATCGAAAGGATTTTTTTAAAATCAAGTCCTGATGATGTCTGGATCTCGGGCGATTATGCCGCTGCAACAGATTCTTTCTCCATTGAAGCTTCAAAAGCTTTATTGGAAGGCATTTTAGAGTCCATTGATCATGAACCCACCAAAAGGTGGGCAATGAAAGAAATTAGTCCTCATTTATTGGTTTATCCTGAAGATTCCGGTTTAGAACCCGGAGTTCAAAGGTCTGGCCAATTAATGGGTTCTCTTCTTTCATTTCCCCTTTTGTGTTTGTTGAATGACTGTACAGCAGCTTCGCTCGGATTGTCTCCTGATAAATATTTAATCAATGGAGATGATATCCTGATGCGAGCTCCTCGTACTGTTTATCCTTTATGGAAGGAGAAGGTAGACCAATTTGGTCTCTCTCTTTCCCTAGGGAAAAACTACATTCATCCGAAGTATGGCACAGTAAATTCCCAATTAATTTTTGAGGGAAGAGTGCTAAACTCTGGCAAACAGAGGGTTCTTGATCGACGTTCGCAAATTCTTGGTGAATGTCTGAGAGATTTGGAAGTTATGATGTCGGATACACCGACTCCTTATATCCATGAATTGTTTAAGACCGTAAATCGGTCAAAACTTTCAAGGACAGTTAGGAGTATTAGTGTACCCGTCAGTCATGGCGGATTAGCCTTAAATTGGGG